CCTGTACGGGTGGAAGCTGCTGCGTCCCGAGTGGGGCGTTCGCATCAACTGCACCTGATGAGCGGGGGGCTTCGGCCCCCTTCTCCTTTCACTTTCACTGAGGACTGAACTATGGCGACGACCTATTCTTCGTCCGGCTCGGAACGAGTCGGCTACGGTGGCGGCGAGGGCGTGATGGTGGGCAACAGCTCAACCGACCTCGTCGGCTTCTACGGCACGGCCCCGATTGCGAAAGCCACGGTGGCTGCAACGACGACCACGACCGCGACGACCACGGCGCTCCAGGCCGACATCGACGCGATCCGCTCGGCGTTGCAGAACCTCGGCCTCATCGGCTGATGCCGCGTCTGTTCCACCGCATCCTGCCGGCGGCGGCGGGACAGAAGGTGTTTCTCGCCACGCCGGCCTACGGGCCGGTGGTGGCGGGATTTGCCTACGCACTGGCGGCCACCACGGCGGCGCTTGCTCGCAAGGGCATCGTCGCCGAGGTGGCCCTCTATGCGGGCGACTGTCACGTCGATGACGCCCGCAACACGCTGGTCTCGCAGTTCCTTCAGGGGGACTGCACCGACCTCGTGTTCCTCGACAGCGATTTACGGTGGGAACCGGAAGCGTTGCTGCGCCTGCTTGCCTATGATCGCGATGTCGTCGCGGGCACGTACCCATTCAAAGGCAACGAAGGCTTCCCGGTGCGCTACCTGCCGGGGGAACTGTGGAGCGAGCACGACGGGCTGCTGGAAGTGGCCGGCGTGCCGACGGGCTTTCTGCGGATTCGCCGCAGCGTGCTCGAGCGACTGGCGGCCGAGGCTCCCACGTTCAAGTCCAAATCACCGGAACGCCCTCCGGTGCCGCTGATCTTTGAGCGCCTCGTACACAACGGGTGCCGCATCGGCGGCGATTATGCGTTCTGCCACAAGTGGCGGGCGCTGGGCGGGAAGATTTACCTCGACCCGGAAATCGAGTTCGACCACTTCGGCGAGCAGTTCTGGTCGGGCAGCGTCGGGCACCACCTGCGGGTGGAGATCGACGGGCCGATCAAGGGGGGCTTGAAGGAAATCCGCCAAGGGGCGTCCCTGCCGCGCACCTTTCAGGACATGGCGGCGGCGTGGGGCAATCTCTGGGCCTGCGATGCCGCGATGCTCAACGCGATCACGCTGCTGGCCGCAGAAGCCAAGGGGCCGATCATCGAAGCGGGCAGCGGGCTTTCGAGCCTGTGCATGGCCGCAGCCACGCGCCAGCCGGTGATTGCGCTCGAGCACGACTCCGCATGGGCGCGGCGTATGCAGGATCAGGCGGCAAAGCACGGGCTCGGCAACCTGGAAGTCCGGCTCGCGCCGCTTCAGGACGGCTGGTACTCGCAGGTTCCGCCCGGCCCGTTTGCGATGGCGGTCTGTGATGGCCCGCCACGGAAATTGAGCGATCGGTCTGGATTCTTTGCGCTGCCGCTTGAGGGCGCGGTGGTCGTGGCGGATGACGCCGACTGCACCACGCACCTTGAGCCGCTGCGCCAATGGGCCGCCCGCAGCGGGCGCACGCTGACCATACTGGGCAACGCCCGCAAGTTCGCAGTTTCAAAACCGAGGATGGACTGATGGCACGCACACGCACTTTCATGCACTGGAACAACGACGCCGATGGCGACGTGAACGACGCGACGATGGGCGTTCACCAGGAATACCTGTACGCGGTGGTCCCCGTCGCCGACAACACCACGACCGTCTATACCGGCGCGTGCATCCTGCACGGCGTGTACGTGAACACGGTGCTTTCAAACCACGCCCTGCCGATCAAGGATGGCACCACGACGGTAGTCACCATCCCCGCGCTGGCGGCGGCAGGCGCGGTCTATCACCCGTTCGACATCGTGTTCAACACCTCGCTGGTGGTGGACCCGAACGATGCGGCCACGGGCGACATCGTGGTGGCCTATCGCCCGCTGTGAAGTGGCACCTCGTCCACATCCCGAAGACGGGTGGACAGAGCATGGAAGCTGCGCTGAAGCTTCCGAACCAGCACGAGACCGCCAAGTACGTTCCCCGCCCACGTTTTGCCTTCGTTCGCCACCCGTATGACCGGCTGGTGAGCGCGTGGCACTACGCGGCCAAAAAGGGCAACCTGGCTGACGGGGCGATGACGGCGGCAGGGCTCAAGCGGTTCTTCGCCACTGGTCACATTGTCGTGCTGCCGATGTCGTTCTACCTCGATGATGAGGTGGACTTCCTTGGGCGCTTTGAACGCCTTGAAGAAGACTGGAAGCACATCAGCGACATCCCGCTGCCGCACTTGAACAAGGGCGAGCGCGGGCCGTGGCAGCAGCACCTGAACGCCGAGATGCGCGAGATGGCACGGCACTACTACGCAGAGGACTTTGCGCGTTATGGCTACGAACCTTGAGATTGTGAGGGACGCGCTCGGCCTGCTGGGCGTGTTACGCGAGACGGAACAGCCGAGCGCCGATCAGGGCGAGCACGCCTTGCGGGTGCTCAATGAAATGCTCGAGCAGTGGCAGGCCGAGGGCGTGCGGGTCGGGCAGTGGCCGCAGTCCGACCTCAATGCCACCTCGCCGCTTGCCGCCAACACGCTGCCCTGCGTGAAGGCGTGGCTGGCGATTGCGCTGTCGCCCTACTACGGCGTGGCGTTGCCCCCGACCGAGATGGGTCGGGCGGAACGGCTGTACCGGCTGCTGGTGCGCGATGCGGTCAATGCGGAGATCGAGCCCGCCGACATGAGCCACCTGCCGGGGGTGTATCAGGATTGGGACATTCAGACGGATTCCTGACATGGCGAACGCGCTCGTTGAGAAAACCCGCAATGAGTTAGCGGCGGCGAAGAAGCGCCCGAAGAACGCCATGCTCGACCTCACCCGTGGGGCATTGATGGGCGTCACGACGGACGTGCTTGGGTATCCCGTTGACCTCGCCACGATGGCGATGCGGCCGTTTGGGTATGACGTGGAGCAGCCGGTGGGTGGTTCTGACTGGCTCGCGCAGCACCTCACCTCGCCCACGGGCTCGATTGCCGAGACTGCGGGCAGGACGATGACCGGAATGGTGACGCCGGGGGCGGATGACATGCTGCGGATGATGGGCGTACTGAAACCGAAGGCGCCCGTGAATGAACTCATCACGTACCACGGCTCCCCGCACCGCATCAACAACGTGGACGAGCAGAACCCGATGGGCAAGTTCGACCTGTCCAAAGTGGGGACGGGCGAGGGGGCGCAGGCGTATGGGCATGGGATTTATCTGGCGGAAAATCCGCAAGTGGCGCGGCAGTACGTTGGCGCGGGCAATCCGTGGTTCGATACCAACGCAGCGATGTATGGCAACAAGTCGATAGACGATTTGTACAACGCCGCTATGAGTCGCGTTGACCAATTGAATCGGCAGAAAGTGCCGACCACTAGCGATGCTTACCGGAAAGCAACGGCAGAGCATTACTTCTGGGAAAACATAATGACGCATCGCCACCCGCAGGCTGCGATCAGTCAGGCAATCGAAGATGCAGAAAACTGGCCGGAACTGGCGGAGTTTGCGAAGCGCATCAACGTCGATGACTTTACGGGCGTGCCGAAAGGAAACTTCTACACCGTAGACCTCCCCGACGAGCACATTGCCAAGATGCTCGACTGGGACGCGCCGCTGAGTGAGCAGCCGGAAGCGGTGAGGCGGGCATTTGTTGAGATTCAGGATAAATACGTTCCGTTCAAGAAGCAGGATGCGCTCGGCGGCTTTGATCTTGTGGACAAAGATACCGGCGGGCTGATGGGCTTGTATTTCGCATCTGAAAAAGACGCGATGGATTACATCGGGCAAGGCGTGAATGGCAGGGAAGTCTATGAAACCTTTGCGCGGCACATGGCTGGATCGTCAATGGACGGGCAGATAGGGCAGCGCAAAGCCTCCGAACACCTCCGCTCCCTCGGCATCCCCGGCATCAAGTATTTCGACGGTGGCTCTCGCGGCAAGGGCGAGGGCACCCGCAACTTTGTGATCTTCGACGGCGACACCGCCAAGATACTGAAGCGCGAATGAAACACCCTCTCCCCCTCCGCAGCTACCGCAAGGTCTCCACCGAGCGGCTCGTGAATTGCTATCCCGAGTCCAAGCCCGCCGACGCCTTGGGGCCGGTGGCGCTGGTGCGGGCACCGGGCATTGCGACGATTGCCGATCTCGGGGAAACGGGGCGCGGACTTGCCATCTTCAACGGCCAACTGTGGGCCGTGGCGGGGCAGAACCTCATCAACGTCTCGACGCTTTCGGGAGCAGTGTCAGATACCGCCACCATCCCCGGTGTCGTGCGGGTGAGCATGGCGGCGACGGTGGACCGGCTGTGCGTGGTGGCCGATGGGCGGGCGTGGCTGTCGGACTCGAGCGGCACGGCCACAGAAATCACTGACGAGGACTTCCGCACGCCCGGAGGCTCCGTTTCCTTCATCGACAACTATCTCGTCTTCAACGAGGCCAACTCGGGCCGCTGGTTCTGCTCGGACCTGAACGCGCCCGAGTCCTATGACGGCACCTACTTCGCCACGGCGGAGTTTGCGCCCGACCTGTTGGTCGGCCTGATTGCCGATCACGGCCAAGTGTTCCTCGCGGGCATCGACACCTGCGAGTTGTGGCAGAACGATGGGAGCACCGGCTTTCCGTTCTCGCGCATTTCCAATGGCGTGATCGAGCAGGGCTGTGCGGCAGGAAGCTCGCTCGCCAAGATCGACAACAGCATCTTCTGGCTCGCCTCGGACCTCACCGTGCGGCGGCTTGC